CTCTAAATTCATTATTGTCGATGACATCAGGAGTGTTATTTGTAGTATCACAAACAACAAGGAATCCGTAGAGACCTCTCTTTGCCTGAACATCGCGGAGGTAAGGTTCGACAATGTTTCTGAAGTTTGCTCTTGTCAGTTCATCATTCAGTTCAAATAGTTGTGCTTCCGCTGCTCTTTGTAGTGACTGCTCAATCGTCAGGAATAGACGACGAACATTGATTCTATCAAAAGCTGAAGCATAAGCGAGAGCAGTCTTATCACCAAACAGAAGTGTTCCAACTCCTGGCTGGGTAATAATTGAGTTGATTCTCTGTGGATAAAGTTGATCTCTTTGTGCCTTGTTTGGATTGTATGCGAGTTTAATCGCATTATTAATTAAACCCCTTTGCTGACCAGCTGGTGAGAACCAAGGATATGCGTTAATATTAGTTCTGCACATTAGACCCGCAACATCCGCGTTACATGGAATGTAACGGAATTTGTTGTTAAATCTATCATAGGTGTATTTGTATCCACTATCAAATACTGAGTATGATGAAGAAGGTAGAGAACTAAAATACTGAATTAAGTTTGTTGTTTGAGTTGTGGTATTTGTAACACCAACCAAATCGGTTCTATGAGGACCAACCGTGGCAATACAATCCTTTCTTTGCTCTGCAATAGAAATTAGATAACTTGCCTTTGCTTGGGATTGTGATTTTGAATCAGAACCCGGTCCCATGATCAAATAATCAACTTGAATTTCATCTCTGTTTGAGAATAATCCATATGATGTGATTAAGTCATTTAGTTCTGCCTTCATTCCACCAGAAGCAGAATAATCAACACCACCATTCAGCGTATAAGTTTTGTTGCCAATCGCACTGAAAGTTGTATCTTGTGCATTCTGTCCCCAAATACCCTCAGCAAGAGTTACTGGTGTGAATCCTGATGAAAATGCTGTTGCAACTGGAGTAGTTCCCCAATAAGCATCTGCAGCACTTGATGGATTTCCACCTGCATAAATCTGTGCAGAGAAGTCTGCAAGGTATTGCTCATACCAGATTTTTTGTGGGGAATTTACTGCCGAAACAGAATCTAGTGCCTTGGATAATCCAAGATGCTTTTCTAAAATTGTTCCTTGATTTCCACTGATTGATCCGAGATCATCAACAACAACTACGTGGATACCATCATTTTTTCCACTTCTGTCTAAAGAATACTTATTTGTTGATGGTTTTGGTGCGATTGTTTTCCAGAATAATTGTGTATTGGTTAGTCCAAGAGTCTGGTTATTATACCAATCGGAAGCACTGGTTAGAACTGCGGATGAACCTGTATTAATTCCAGAGTTATTAACAAATCTTACCGTGTTTCCTGTGGAGTATGATGCAAAAGAGGTATTTTCTGCATATGTAATTGCAGTTTCTGTTCCCGTTGAGGACACTCTAGAAACTACTTTAACATCAAAAGTGCTAAGACCGTTTGTTGAATCTGTACTTACCCCAGTAATGATTCCCTTAATATATCCATTAAAGGTTGATGTTGTACCAGCTCCTGGAATAACCTGATCTGTTAATGCAACGGTAATTCCATAACCAACAACAGCACCTAAATTTCCTAGGTTTGTTGTTGTAACTCCGAGAGTTTGATCTGCATAATCATCAATTACACAAACCTTAAGATTATTTGCCCAACTGCCAGGATTCTTTGCGGCAAAAGTAAAATTGCTGCCATCCGAATGATTATTCAGATAATCGTCATAGTTGTCAATTTTAAGAGAAGATGTTGATGCGATTCCTACACCAGCATTTGCATTGTTTAGGGTAGAACCACCAGTTCTTACAACCTTAAGAACGCCACCATATGATAGAAAAGAAGCCGCACTCATCCAGTATTCGTACTGGGAATCGGTCTCTCTAGGCTTTCCAAATACGTTAATTAATTCTTGTTCGTTTGCAATATCAACTGGCGAATCTACTGGTCCGATTGGGAAAGGTCCTGCAATTGCGCCAATATTATCTAAGACATTATCAGCTCTTCCTACAGTTAAATCAACCTCTCTGACTAGTACGCCTGGAGATAATTGAGGAGTCGCCATGTTTTTCTCCGTAAAGTCTCAGTTTATCTAAAAAATATTTATTAAAAATTTACTTTACATCGGGGAAACGTGACGTGAATATCTACCAGTCAGGATATTCCCACTTATCGAGAATAGTTGTTACCATTTTTCCCACAACTATTCTTTTTATTGTACATTCTTTACATTCATAAGAATATGATGAAGCAACGGGACCCCTATCCTTTCTAGTTCTATAAAAACCATCTATTAAATTCTTAACTTCACCACATACTCTACATTGTCTATCTGCTAATAATAAGTGACCTAATTTTATCTGCTTATCCAGTTCCATTACATATACTCCCACATATATGCCATATCACCATATTCATCAGTGAACCATCTATCACCATTAACATCGACAAAACTGCTTTGATCGGTTCCATCGACAATAAAACCAAATGGTGACATATCTTGTTCTATTTGATTTTTTTGCTCTTCATATATTCTTTTTCTAATATCTTGGTCCGTAAGTTCTTTGAAATAATCTTGTGCCACTAACCAAGCATAGATTACCAAGCACATTGCCAAGTCATCATTACAACCCTCTTCAGCCTCAAATGAATTATGTTTCTGAACAAAAGTAGTTAGTTCTGAAATAATTTCATAATCATTAAATATTAATTTATCCTCCTCTATCATAGTCTTGAGGTTTAATGATCCAACCTTTTTGACAGTCTTGGACATTTTTACACCCAATTGAGTTTTCTTTCCAGAAAATCCTTGACCAACAATTTGACCCGCTCTTCCTCTCATAGAACACATTAAAACATTTTGATACTCCAAGTCATAATGAAGTAGTGATGCTACTTGATCTCCAATATCATTAACTTCACATAAGATGTATGCTCCATTGTAGTTTTTTGCTACCTCATAAATGATATTTGGAAATAGCATTGGCTTTATTTCATTATTTCTATATTTTGCAACCACCCTATGGGGAAAACTTGTAATATCTACAACAACGAAAGCTGAATAGTCTGCACTAACTCCTCTAGCAACATCAACTGTAATTACATAATCATGATTTTCTTTAACGTCCTCATATACATCAAGTCCAGCATTTCTTTTAAATGGATGTTCATATACAAGATTCCTCAGTTTTGATGGTGCAATAAGAGTATCAACAGAACCTAGAAATTCACATTCAAACTCAACCTTAAACTGCTGGTCTGAAGTGTTTGCAATAGTCTGCTTTTTCCATTCCTCATCACGACCAGGAACTTCCGACCAATGAACATCAGTAAATACATATTCATTTTTCCCCTTTTCCGCATCGTGCCACATTCGGTAGAAATGATTCATACCATGTGGTGTTGATACAATAATTACTTTTGTGTTTTTACCAGAAGTAATAGTAGGATAAACAGATGCAAAGAAGGAATCTGCAATATGGTTTGGAACGAATGCAAATTCGTCGAGGAAGAGGATATTGAATGACATGCCTCGGACAGCACTTGCAGACGTAGAAGCAGCCAAAATCTTTGATCCATTTTCTAATTCCAGAGAACCCTTATTCCAAGATACTATACCTTGTTGCATCCATTTTGGTAAATTTTCATATGCAGTTTGTAATCTATCTAAAAGTTCTCTAGCAGTTGCTGCTTTGTTTGCAAGAATACCTATATTTACGTTATCATTGAATACTGCATAATGAAGAAGGAAAGAAACTACAGTTGTAGATTTTCCTGTTTGGCGAGGCATCTTACATATATTAAATCTGTGCTCATGGAAATTTTTAATTAATTTTTCTTGAAAATGATATGGTTTAAATGTCTGCAGTCCATGGTCTAGTGTAACAATTTTTACATAATTGTTTGCAAAATAAACAGGATCATCTTGACATTTTACAAACTCAAGAACTTGCTCTTGAGTAAATTCAATCGGAGTATTTGCTTTTTTTAGTAAAGGATTACCAAGATATACGTCACTCATAAAAATTACCTTTGTTCAATCCAGTTAAGTACCGCAAGTGCTGCTTTGTTGGTATTAGGAGAGGCACAGGCAAGGGTGTAAATGTCACTGATTGTACCAATACCAGACCTTCCAAGTTGCAATGTCGCTTTACTATCAACATCCACTAAAGAAGCACCACCAGCAATCGTAAATCCTGAGAGGAGTGTTATTCCTCCAGTGAGTGCAGTTGCTGTAGTATCATATTGGACAAAAGAGTTTGGATCTGGATGATTAGTCCAACTTGCACCAGTCAAAGTTGCATTTTCCAAAAGTCTCCAATAAACATTCGTGTTATCGTTCGTTACTGCCTGTAGAGATCTCAGTAACATAACTGCCTGAAGTGCAGATGACTTAAGACGCAAACTGATTACTGGATAGAAAGTGTTTGCAGTAAGCATCGTTGTTCCAGTGATGTCATTTGAGACACTCAACAAAGTACCAAGTTTTTCTGGTTCACCTTCTTGAATCAGAGAGTTAGAACCCTGATAAAGATAATGAGTTCCAGCAGCACCAGTTACATTCTCAATCTCACAACGAATTGGAAGGAATGGAGTGGAACACCAAACTCTATCCTGAACATTTGAGTTATCAAAAGTATGACTCTTGATAGTTTCACCCTTCATTAACCAACTGAATTCTACAGTTCCTGCACCATACCAT